CTCTGTTCCTCCTGACGCGGCATTGCCGATCGAGCGCCCGTTAGCGCGCACGTATCCGGCCCGCGAGCCGGTCGAATAAAACGAGACGATGGCGCCGGTCGGCACAAGGCCGGTGTTCTCGTTGGCGCCGGGATCGACGGTCACGGGGTCGGTGAGCGTGATGCCATCCGCCTCCCACAAGATTGAGCCGCCGACCGGGGCCGACAGCAGCCGGAACTTGAACGCGCCCTTGCCGTACATGGCCGGAAGGAGCCCCGCGCCGTTCACGAGGATCGGATTGGCATGCTCGGTGCCGGCCGCATAGTCCGCCTGCCTATACAGGACGGCCGGCGTCGTAGTGTCCGCCTGGTAGACCATAAGCGCCGCCGTGCGGATCAGATGCCCGTTGGCGTCGAGGGCCGGCGTGAGGGAGAATGGCGCGAGCATGGGGGTTAGTCCTCGGTGCGGGGCTGGACGCGGATCTGAAGCGCGCCGGGCGGCGTCCGCATGGCGATAGTCGAGAGGCGGCCCACGGCGCCGGACGGGTCCTCGGCCTTCAGGATGCCCCGGAATGCGGCGATGGCCTTGGGATCGGTCGCCATGGCTGCGATCTGGTCCATGTGGCGGCCCAGCATGACTTCGCGCGCCCACGCCTGAAACCGCGCCGGCAGGCGGATGCCCGTGGCGGCGTCGATCACGCGCCCGGCCACGCCGCCCCCGCGCTCGGCTTGCTCGCGGCGCTGAAGCTTGTTCGCCGTGTTCGATCCCTGCGCCTGTCGCTTGCCCTGCGCCTCGAAAACCGTGAACAGCTTTCTCATGCCGTCCGCGATGATATCGCCATCGGGCAGGCCGCGAACGGCGGCGTACAGCCGATCCGACTGGATATCGTTTCCAGTCATGGCCGCGACGAATTTGGCCGCGCCGTTCTCGTTCGGGCCGGTCATGTTCGCCCGCGCAAGTTCGGCGTAATTGCGCTCAAGGTGCGCCCGTACCAACTGCCGGGCGGCGAGCGGCGCGCGTTCGGTCAGGGCCTCGACGGCGGCTTGAACTTGCGGCGCGCTGTGGGCATCCGGAGCGCTCGGGAACAGCACGTCGCGGGCCTTTTGCGTGGTGATGTCGCGATCCGCCAGCTTGCCAATCGGCCCCTGCATCAGCGGCTCGACGGTCTCTCGGCTGATCCGAGCGTATTCCGCATTCCGACGCGCGTATGCCTCGCTGCCTTCGGTCAGGGCCGTATCCAGCGCGCCCGTTGAGCGGCCGACGACGGCGCCCGTCTCCTTGTCGATGGCGTTCGGGGCGAATGCCGGCAGTTCGGTCCGGTCGCGGAAATACTTGCGGACGCGATCTACGTTCTCCACGTCGGTCACGTATTCGCGAGGCGAGGCCGGAACCTCTGGCGTGCCCTCGCGCTGTTCGAACCGCAGCGTCCGGCCCGTCTTCGGGTCCTGGATCGGGATGCGCTCGCCGGGCACCGCCGGAATTGCCTCACGCGCCTCACGGGCGACAAGCGAATTCCGTAGCTGCTGAAGCGGCCCATGGGACAGGCCCGTCTTGTCCGCGGCGATCCGCGCGTCGAGGGACTTCACCAGCGCCTCAATCTCGGACGGCGCTACGGTATCGGCTCGAGCGGCGAGCGCGTCTTCCGCCACCGCTGCCGTGCGCGCGCTGTTCGCGTCCTGCACCACGCCTTCGGCCGCGCGCCCCACTGCCGGCCCTACCGTGTCAGGGTTCGCCGGCACGGGCGCGATCTTGTCGGCCAGTTGCCCCATGGCGGCGCGGTTCTTCTCGGGGAACGCCGCATTGAACGGACGCAAGCGGCCCATGCCCTCCGCGTCAGCCTGCATGACAGACAGGTTCAAGCGCCCTTCCGCCGCACGGTCGAGGGCGTTCAGATACGAGACTTGCGTGCCGTAATCGCCCGCATCGGCCATAATCTCGTCGGCCTTCGCGAGCACTGCCGCACGCTCGTTTGCCGGGATTGCAGCCTCGAATTCGGTTTTCGCGGACCGTGCGGCCGAACCGACGCGCCCGGCCTGCGCTGCTCCGGCGCCAATACCGCCCGCCAGAGCGCCACCAAGGCGCGCGTAGGGCTCGGCTGCGGTTCCGGCTGTGATCTGTCCCGCTCCCTCGGAGGCGAGCCCCGCAGCCGCGCCAATGCCAGCCGCCACACGTCGGGCCGCACCGAACGGGAGCGCCGCCGACTGTCCGGCGAAATTGATGCCCTCGGCGACGAGCTTGCCCGCCCGCGTTTCAGGCGGTGAGATCGGCACCAGCGATTGCAGATTTTCGGAGCCAGCCGCGCGCATGGCATTCGCGACGCCCGGCGCCTGCGCACGGTTCTCAATCGCCACTTCGCCATACGGGCGACCCTGGCCAATCGACTGCGAATAATCGAGGCCGGCTTGTCCGATCCGCAACAGATCTGCCGGCAAGCCGAGTGTGCTCGTGGCGGCCTTCGTGGCGCCGGTCCCGATGGCGCGCAGGCCCTCCGTGGCGTATTCGCGGAACCCCCATTCATTGGCTGGCGCGGCGGCGGGGGCGGGGGTATCATCGAGATACGGGTTCGACCCGCCGGCCGGCGCCGTGGGCGCATCATCGAGATACGGGTTTCCGCTCGCCATGCCTCAAATCCTATGGATCGCCATGCAAGGCGGGATAGTTCTGGCAGTCCTAGCAGGATCGCGGGCCGCCGTCACCGCTGGCGAGCCGGGGTTCGGGGCGGCGCCCGTAATCGCCGGTCTCGTTCTGGCATGGGCCGCGACCGTCGTGGCGTCGTCCGTCACGGACATCATAGCCCGGACGGGTCGAAGCCACGGGCGCGCATCTTTTCCAGCACCCGCGCTTGAGGCGCCCCGGCCGCGATTGCCGCCCGCGCAAGCGAGATCTCGTCTGCCGGGGCGGGCTTGAGCGAGCCCGAGGCGCTGGCGTCGCGCTGCCCTGGCGCGGGCGTGCCGGCCGGACGCGACGGCCCGCGGGCGACGCCGGGCATGTTCTCCAGCCCTTGAAACACCGGGTTGGCCGCGCCGTAAGCGTCGATCTGCGACAAAAACCCGTCGTCCAGCCGGCCGCCGTGGGTGCGCTTGTAATCCACCATCTGCCGGTGGACCTCCTGCTGTCGCAGCGCGACGCGCTCGGCCATCTCTAGGATCAGCTTGTTTCCGGCAGGGGTGTTTTCAATGTTCGGCCCGATCTGCTCGATGAACTGCCGGTCGCCATTCGAGAACCCGCCGCCGAGCGACCCGCCGGCCTTGTCGAGGATGAACTGCGACGACAGCTTGCGGAACCCCTCGTTCGCGCGAGCGCCGTCAGCGGCGCCGATACCAAGAGATGCAGCGGCCTTTTTAGCCTCAGTCGCCAGCCCGCCGAACGTGCCGGAATAGAACGACGGGTCATCGACAAGCTGCTTCATGACGCGGATTGAGGCGAGCGAAGACGACGCGGCGCGGTTGCCCTCGCGCGTCTTCACCTGAAAATCGCCGAGATCTTTCTGTGCGACCTTGTCTTGCTCGTTCTCGGCACCCGTTACGTTCGTATTTGTGATCTTCGTGCTGCCGGCCTCGGCCTTGGACTTCGTGTAATCCAGAAGCGAGCCCGTGTAGCCGTTGTTCTTCCGGGCGTACTCGTACTCCTGAATGATTGCCGGGTCGGCGCCCTTCCGCTTCTCGGCGACCATCTCCTCGACGGAGCCGCGGAACCCGTTGGCGACGCGCCATGCGTATTCCTTCTGGTCCGGCGTCATCTGCCGGTTCTCGCGATCCATCTGCAATTCGTTCGCCAGCAGGGCTTTCATGCCCTCTTTCGCACCCTCGGGGGCCGCAGGATGCGCCATGGCCCTCACGAGCCACTGAACGCGCTGCGCTGAACCGGGCTGCATTGTCTGGAACTGCGCAGCGGCGGCCGGCTTCATCCCGGCCTGAACGAGCACTTGCGGCGCAGCCTGTGCGACCTGAGCGCGCTGCTCCACCGGCACGGGGTCTTCAGCGGCCGGCAGGGTGAGTGTAGGCGTTGCGGGGGTTGGAGCGCCGCCTACAGCACCATCGACCGAAAATGACGGCGCCCGTGTAGCCGCTGGGCTAGGCGTCTGCGGCATGAAACTCGGATCGGCGCTCGCGACTTGCACGCGCCCTGCCGGCGCGCTACCGCTCGCCCCATACCGCTGAAGGCTTTCCGCGTAAGTCGCGCTGTGGCGCCCCGTGCTGCCGTTGAGCGCGGCCCACGTCGGAGCAAGAGCCTTTTGAATACGCGGCGAAAATCCTTCGGTGTTGAGATCAGAATTCAGATCGCGGCCGGTGCGCGCCTTGTAATCCATCTGCGCAAGCTGAAGCGCCTTGCGGTCTTGGTTCTCAGGCGAGAAATCGCCACCTCCAAGTCGGTCCCATGTGGACTTCGTGAACTGATAGCGCCCCGCGGCGGTAGAAGGCCCGGCCGGTCCAGCCTCCGCGATGCCGGGGTGCTGCCCGTTCAGATCGAACAAGGCGCCACCGCGCGGGGTATATCGAACATTGTATTTCCCCCCGCTTTCGCCTCCGGCAATGGCGTTAAGCAGCGCCTTTTGTTGCGGTCCTAGATCGGTCGCCACAGGGTCGTTTGTTTTGAACGCCGCAAGGTCGCGGTCTGCTTTCGCTGCCCCGGCCCGCACGGCGCCTGCCGGAGCCACGGGCTGCACCGGATCGGGCGTGCCGGTCCCGCCGCCGAGAACCGACGCGAGGCCGCCGCCGAACTGACGCTGAAAATCGGCGGTCTGCGCCTTCGTATCGCCGAGCTTCACCAGCGACAGGCCCGTCTGAAGGTCGCCCGCGTCGAACGCCGTCTTGGCCGCGCCAGCATAGTCGCCGGCTTGCACCTGGCCGCCAAGGGCCTGCAAGAGGGTCTGTTTCCGGCTTTCCTCAAGCCCGGCGGCAAGGCCGGTCCCGAGCCTCTGCAAGCCAGACCAATCGACAACGCCAGCGGACATGGTGGACCCTTACGCGAACAGGTTCTTTAGGTTCGATATACCACTGCCGCCGACGAAATTGCCAACCCCGCCGACAAGGCTGGACAGGCCGCTTAGGGCGTTCGCGCTCGCGGCTTCCTGTGCCTTCGCGCCCTTCTGCAGCGTATCGGCAATCGATCCCGCAATTGCCGTTCCCTGCCCGGCGACAGCGGTTCCGGCGTTGTAGTTGTTCCCGGCGATAGTGCTCTGCAGGCCAGCCCTGGCACCGGCCGCGCCTGTATCGACGCCGGCAAGCGCGGATCCAAGGTTCCCGGCGACGCCGGCCTGTCCGGTGAGCGCGCCCGCCTGACCCGCGAGGCCGGTCGTATAGCCGCCCATGAGACCGGACAGGTTGTTCACGTATTGCTGATACGATTGGTCAGCGAGACCCGTGGAAGCCTTCAGCAGATCCACGGTGGTGTTGCCGCCCGCGAGATCTCCGCGAGCCCCAGCAGCCCGCTGGACGGCCCCAAGCGCCTCGTCGCGAGCGTACTCGTAGCCCGGCGCCGCGCGGAATGCCGCCGTCGCTCGATCCGAGCCCTCAGTGCCGTTCGCCCCCGTCGCATCGAGAAGCCGGCTATAGGCCGCGCCGCCGCCGGTAACGAGCGGGTCGTAAACCGCGCCTGCCTGCCCGAGCAGGCCGGTCGCATTCGTCGCGCCCGTGCTGAGATCGCCGCGCGCCAGCCCTGCGCCATCCGCGATAGAGCCCATGGCGCTTTCGAGAACGCCGTTTGCGAGATCGCGGCCCTGATAAATGCCGGTCGCTGCGGCGTTGGCCGCGTTGCCGAGCGTGGCGGTCGCGTTTTTCGTTGCCGCCTTGCTGGCGTTGCCGGTGAGCGCGTCGAGCAGCCCCATGGGATAGTTCTCCTATTTCAGGGCCGCAACGAGCTTCGCAATGTAAGCCTGAAGATCCACCGCGTAGTCGTACCACGGCTGCGTGTTCAGCGGAACCGAGGCCGGCGGGGGCAGCGGAGGCGGAGGGAAGTCGGCCGGCAGGGGCATGTTAGCGGTACCAACTTGAGGCCCGAATGAGGATCATAATCGCGCAGTAAACCGCGAACGAAGACACAAGCCACAACACGAATTCAGCCATCAATCGCTCCCCGTGCTGTCGATTATCATCCAGAGCACGGCGCAGGCGAGCATGAACACCAGAACGGGGATCATCGCGCCCGCCTCCCGATCAGATCCGGAACGATCGCCTCGCCCATGAGGAAATCCACCGGGTCCGACACCTCCAGCTTAACACGGAACCCCTGTTCCCGAGCCCGAACGCGCGGGTTCACGCGCACGGACAGCGCACGGTGCCCTTGGCGGCCAATGTCACGCAACAGGGGCTCGGACCACGACTGCCCGTCGTCCAGGCTCCAAGAAACGCCGACCTGTGGCGCGCGGCCCGGCTCGCTGGCGGCGAACTCGCGGCCTTCGCCGGTCGAGATATTCAGGTGGAACGTCGGCACCACCGAGTTCAACGGAAACTGCGCCATCTTGCCTTCGACGCGCCAGACGAGCGGATCACCAGCCTCCTGCCGGCTCAGTGGCGATAGGGCCAGCAGAGACGTGGACAGCGTATCGCCGAGCAGCCACCGATTGAACGCATTCACGGAGAATTCGGCCCGCCACCGCGATGCGCCATAACTCTCACGCTCGTGCCAACGCTCCGTGGTCACGTTGTATTCCCACGTCCAATCCGGACCCGAGACGGACAGGATCGAATTGCCCTCGAACGTGTAGACGCACATGCGGATTGCGCTGCGGTCGACCGTGCGCGACACGGCAAGCTCGAACGGGCGCCAAGAGATCCGAACCGGCTGGTAGCCGACGAGCTTACGGAGCGAGCCGTCCTGCGCGATCCAGAAAAGCGGGCCGTCCCAGCCTGCGTCATTGCCGGCGAGCGCCCACTTGCCGTAAAGCCCCACGTCGATCGCTTCCGTGGCGCGTGCGAGGGGGAACGGCGAGGTTCCGGCGTCGCGATAGAACGACATCGAGTTGGATTTGAACGCGACGTACACGCCGTCTTTCACGACGCCGCGCAGGATTGCCCCGCCGCGCGACTGGTCGATGGTCTTGGACAAATCGTTGATGATGAGCGAATTCTGCGGGTTCGGCGCCTCGCCCGTCGCACGGATCGTGGCGTCTTGGTAAGCGAACAGGAAATAGCCGCTCAGTTCGGCCACGTCGGTCGGGAAACCCACGTCCTCGTCGGGGTAGTCCACTACCGACAAGCCGTCCGCCGAAATTACGAATGCGCCGTTTTCGGTGACTACCACCTTGTCGGGGTTTGGCGCCCTGTTGTTCCGGGCCATCGACACGGGCTGTTCGCCGGCAAGGCCGCGCAGCAAGACCGTGGGCGCCAGATTGCCATTCATGACCGACAGGCGGCCTCGGGTGGCGACGTATAGCAGGCCGCCAGCCACGAGCATTCCGCGCGGCCCGTATCGGCCGAGATCGGCCACTGCGGCGAGGCCGGGCACGTTGTCGATCTTCACGTCAGTTCCGTCCGCGACGGACATGGCGTTCACAAGGCGGCCCTGCCCTTCGCCGGGGCGCTCGCCGGGAGCCGAGGATTGCGGGAAGACGATGCCGGCCATTTAGACCCCGCTCGCGATCAGGTCCGCAAGGGCCTGCGGATTGGTGCATTGCGGCCGGCGGTGGGCGCCGTTCATGGCGTATTTTTCCATCAGGAGGCGCCCTACCCGATCTTCCCACCTGATCACTCCGCGCGGCTGGTGCGCCTCGCAGATTAAATCCCGCTCTGCAGACGAGAGGGTCTTGAGCGCCCAATTTCTATGATGATCCGACATTAGGTCGCCGCCGCCCGAAGGTCGCGCTCAAGCTGCTCAAGGGCGTCCGAAATGGCCTGTTGTTCGGTAAGGAATTTCTCGACGCGCTCGCGCTGTCCCGGTTTACAAAACGCCTTGCCGAGCAGGGACAGAAGCAGGCGGAAATCTTCGGGGCGGATGGGATCGTTCACCGGGAAAACATACCGATATTCGATATCAGCAGGCACACTACGGCAACGAGGCCGAGCATGCCAACGGCGACGACGCCGCAAAACATTCCGAACCAGAAACTCATCGTCACTCTCCCGCGTCAGAAATAATCCGAACACTGCGGACGATACGTCGGACGGCCCCGCTTCATCAAGCGCAATTCGCGCTCGGCGGCCTCGGTGCGCGCCGCGATCCGGCTCAC